CCGTCAGAGGGGAAACCATCTACATATAGTCTAACATTTGTCCTACTCTGCAAAAGAATGCTCGGGTCGCTTGTGTCCGGATCTTGGGCCTTTCTCCAATTATTATTATTTTTACGATAAGTCTCTCTCGAGTTATTATTTTGAGCCATGTTTGTATTTAAATAGTTAGTATTAGCCGAATCTCTAATTATGTAAAATCCTCCATTATTATTATTTTTTATATGTGTAAACCCCCAACAGTTGTCACTTTGATTACATTTCCATGCCATTAGTTCTGGTGTGTCCCACGAGACGCCCGAATAATGAGTACCATCGAGACCCTCTATGCTAATATTATCGGATCTGGTATAATTAGTAAGCTCGTTCTCCGGATAGCTCCAATTTGAAGAATTTGGATCTGGCATTATACCCTGATATAAACAAATAAATTTTTAAAAATATATGATGTGTAAAATATCTAAACCGTATTACGATTGGGACGGTCGCAAATATATTAATGTAATTTTTAATTCTAAAATTTTAAAATTAAAAATTCCTTTTAGGTACGGAAGAGTAATGTGTAAAGTTTTGGGACTAAGAACAATTCAGGAAATGAAAGAAGGGGAATTTGTGGATGTAGAATTCAAAAAAAAGAAATGGGACGGGATAGAGTTTTTAGTTCTTGAATCTATAAAGGAATGCTGACGCGCAACGGTCTTCTGTTAGACGCGAGTCTTGAACTGAAGAAAAATCTTACTGTAAGACCAGTGGAGAATGCACTGGGTATTCAGGCTCCCTCTTTCAAGGTTTGGAGGCAAGCTACCAACGGCCGGATGCTTGTCCCCCGATACTTTTGGGAGTCCCCGGTCACCAAGGATGCCAGGAAACTTCCTGTTCATGCTCCCGGAATTGTATTTAATGGGACTCTTCGAACAGAAACTAGACAAACAGACGCATTCGATGCAGGTGTCACCGCTTTCACGGAAAAAGGAGGGGGTGTCCTTTCTCTCCCATGTGGATTCGGTAAAACTACGGTAGCCCTTGCTCTTTCTGCACATTTGAAAGTAAGGACTATGATTGTGGTCCACAAGGAATTTCTCGCCAACCAGTGGGCCGAAAAAATCAGGGAGTTTTGCCCGGGTGCGACAATAGGCAGGGTTCAGGGTGACGTTTTTGATATTGAAAAAGATTTCGTAATTGCCATGATCCAAACACTCTGCATACGTCCGGAAGGAGAAGGCCCGAAAATGTTTGCAAAGAATGCATTCGATTCTGTGGGTCTCGTTATCGTCGACGAGGCGCATCACATAGGGGCACCCGCATTCTCACAGTTTATGTTCAAGGTTTGTCCACGATACACTCTCGGTCTCACCGCCACACCTGAAAGAAAAGATGGACTCACCCGAATCCTTTACTGGTTTCTTGGTCCCGAATTTTTTAGAGTCGAGCGTACGAATCAGGCCCAGACACGAGTTGTCACAGTTCATTACACGTGCGACGCCTTCAAAGAGCCCCCACCCGTAACGCGGTTTGGAAAGATTAACATGGCCGGAATGATTACCGTTGTTACCGAACTGCCGGAGAGGAACTCTCTCATAGTCAAGACTGTCAAAGACGTTTTGAGACTCGATCGGAAAGTACTTGTGCTTAGCGACAGACGGGAACATTGTTTTAATTTACATGAGAAAATTGGCTCTATCTCGGGACTGTACATAGGAGGAATGGACGAGAACCAGCTCAGGGAGACGAGTAAGATGCGTGTAGTAATTGCTACTTTCCAGCTTGCACACGAGGGTCTCGACATTCCGGCTCTAGACACGGTAATACTTGCGACTCCAAAATCTGATATAAAACAGTCTATAGGTAGAATAATGAGGGAAACCCCAGGAAAAAAGAATCACCCCATGATTTACGATTTTGTGGATCACTGGTCTGTTCTCAATTCAATGTACATGAAAAGATGCGTGATCTACAAAGAAGGAGGTTTTCTTTTTGATGAAGAAAAAGAATCTCCGAAAATTTTTGGAAAAGGAAAATGTTTACTCTAATTAAATGCAACAGAAGCCGTGTGACATTACATCCCATTGGTGGGATTTTCAGGTTCACGCATACACAAAGAGTATAGAAGAGTTGCTATCAGTTGCGAGCGTCAAGCCTTGTGTTTCACAAGGCTCAGCATGAATACGCCTATTATAAATATAAAAACAAGATAATTACATTCTGTGTTATCTGTTCCTGGTAAAATGTTAATAGAGGGAGGAACGTAAACCGGTGGAATTGTCACAGGCGATCCATATGGAGCCATGGGTACCCCCATTCTTATTTTATGTCAAAGAAAAAAACTATCAGAACGATACCTCCTTTTTCTTTGATTTTTTACCACGAGATTTATCGGTTACTGAAACTTCGCGAGTGTCTCCTCCAGCGTCTACAGAAACAATGTCAGAAATGTCATCGTCGTCTGGTCTGGGTGGCCTAGAATTAATAGACGGAGGAGGTCCCATCATGTTCATGAGAGATCCGAAATCCATACCCGGGCCACGCATTTCACCAGGTTTTAGCCCTTGGGTCGGTCGCTCACCCGCTCCAGGGCCTGCTCCCTGGGAACGTTGAACCGCGTCCATCATGTTACGCATCAAGTCTGGGTTCTGTTTCATCACTTGAGATGGGTTTGGAACTGCCGCCTTGAACATTGAGTTTGTCAAATGGAACATCATGGCCGATCCCCCTACCATCATCAGGAGCTTGACCTCTGGAGCGACGCTTACCTTTGTCCTGTATTTTGCGTACAGCTCTTCAAAAACTCCGTCGTAGTCCTCGATATTTTCCATCGTGTTCTGTGACCATCCGTTCAGTTCTACATCGAACGGGTCAAACTTATCGTTAAGAAACTCCAGACCGGTCACACAGGCGACGAGCATTCGCCTCTGAAACTTGATAGACCTTTCAACCTCGATTGAATACGTCATGCGCTTGTACTCTGTTCGAATCTCCTCAATGTCTGAAAAAATGCTCAGGCGCTGACTCGATTGAATGCCCTTTTTGTTTAGCCTGGAAATCTTGTTAAGAAGATCAGCCTTTTCATCTTCTATGGTTTTGTATCCTTCAGAAGGAAGCTGCTCGCCACCCACGCCTCCCTGCTGTTGCTCGTACATTTCCTCTTGATCTTCACCGCCGTCGTACTCCTCTGCCATAGGGGGTGGAGGCACAGTTCGCTTGTCTGGGTTCATGAACATGTCCATTCCGTCGTCTTGAACCTCATTAGGCGGGGGCCCGGGAGCCTGTTTAGAAAAAGGACTCGGCCGAGATGGCTTGGGCTTCAGTGGAACCCTTCGTGCTGAAGGCTGGATGGAAATCTGATCCAACAGTGCACTTTCATCATCGTTCAAATTCATAGAAGTTCCTTCATTAGTATCAAAAGTAATGTCCATTATAAAATATTTAAAGAAAGAAGCTGGATAGCTTTAACGCAACAAAAATAATATTTACCAAATATAAATGAAGAAGGCTGGCAAATTATTCTCTCGCGTAATTATTTTCGCACTTTTGCTGGTTGTGATTTACGTACTGATGAAGGGCCGATCGAGCAACTACTACGGTGGTTCTCCTCTCGACATATTGATGGGACCTATGGCAAGCTCAGGGCCAGCTAGTATCTTCGATATAAAGAATGACATGTCGTGCGTTCCAGGTCCAGGCCGCGATTCTGCGTATTACACAGAGGACCTGACCCCAGGAGGTTTGTGCAAGGATCAGGACTTTGTCAGGAACCAAATGCGCGACTGGACAATCACGAGCGGCATAGGGGGAAGCCTACTTGATCGCCTAGGTTAAATCGAATTCCTTTTTCAGCTCTTCTAAATCTTTATAATATCGCGCGACGTCTTTTTTAAATCGTGCATCCTGCTTGGCCCCAGTTTTTACGAGCCACGCGAGATTCGCCTTGCTATACTTTGTGCGAATTTGGTTATCAGTCGGCCTCCTAGGGGTCTGCTTTTTTTTCGGAACTTCTTCGGCTCTTTTTTCTATGAAACTCAGGGCCTGCATTACAGTGTCAGCGAGATCATCCTTCTTCTTGTGCTTATCGAAAAAAGTTACCCATTCACTGTTTGTTTCGCTTATGAATTTCCTCGCTCTCTCAATAGAAGCCTTTTTACGAGCGTCGTAGCGAGCCTTTCCGGGGCCCGCAACGTCAGGAATTTTGTGTCTCGCGTCCCAAATAACGACACTCTTTCCTTTTACGAGAAAATACGTGTGAAGAAGGTTCTCGACGCTTTTCATGGACCTGTTGCGGTCCGGCTGCTTTTCTATAACGACTACGGAAGATTTAAGAACCCATTCACGTTCGTCTAGATGCCTAATGAGGCACGGGAAAACCCCATCAGAATGGTTTACGGGAACACCTGACACGTCCCATGTGTGAATTTTTTTAGAATCCCTGTCAATCAGGCACATTGCTAGGTTTTTTATACCACAATCTATCGACAGAATCATATAAAGGTTATTAAGTTGTATACTTTAAATGGAAACAGAACTAATTTGCTGGTGGTGTGTTCACAGTCACTCCAGTGGACTTCCTTTTCACTTGCCGATAAAATACGACGACAAACTTCAAAAGTTTGACACGATTGGAAATTTTTGTTCTTGGAGCTGCGCAAAGGCGTACGCATTGGCAATGGACTCTGCTCGAAAGTGGGAAATACTATCCATACTTTCCCTCATGAAAATGAAAGCATGTGGGAGGATCGAATCAATATGGCACGCTCCAAAACGAGAAGCTCTCAAGTGTTTCGGGGGGAAGTTGTCAATCGAAGAATTTAGATCGTACGGAGGAAAGGTCGAACCACCCGTTGTCAACTGGCCATTCGAAAAAAAATATATACCCACAATTGGACTGGAGCACAGGGAGAACTCTATGTCATCAAATTCGGGTAAATTAAAGGCCATAGAAGACAGTTCGGCCGTCAATGATAATTTCAAACTGAGAAGAGAAAAGCCTCTAGCTAGAACGACATCAAAGTTGGAAAGTGCGCTTGGAATTGTGCGAAAGATAAAATGATGTGCTGTGATCGCAGAAAAAGAGTTTTCAATTTTGAAAACGGAACTATTGTATCTGCATCAGATTATGGATCTGCAATTGATAAACTTTTCAGGGTCAACGAAAAAAGGTTTTCAATTGAAAAAATGGATGAATATAAATGGGTGTGTAAATTTTCTTCGGATGTTCGTGTAGAATATGAAAGTTCTAGCAGATCTAAAGCTGAACTGCATGGGCCGTGGTACCTTCACCTCGACCGAAGACTAATTGTCTCTGACGATGCGTAGGTTTAGAATCTGGCATGTCTTCGTCTGTGCTTTTGTACCAATGATTCCCAATATGAGCTCTCCATTGTATAGACCAGCGGTCCAAAGTTTTACGACATAACACGCACGGTATAGACGTTCCAAGTTCTCCCGTTCCACGCATCCTTTCAATTTTTACGTCTCCGTACTTTCGGTGTATCCACGTTCCTAAATTGTGAGACTTTACACCGGACTTGTTAGCGCTTATATTGACGTATTTGAAAAAAAGTCTCTCTGCGCACATTACATAGTTATTAGGATGAAGAGTACTGTTCGTGTAACAGATTACATATGTTTTCATTAATTGTTTTAGAACTTTTGCCCTTAGCTCATAATTCAGGTAATTTAAATGTCAAAATTAATAAATTATAAATTTATTTAATGGCGCACAGATATCGTCTTTACGTTCAGGAGGAGTTTGCAAAGGCACTAGGTCCAGGGTCTACGGCTAAAAATGCAGAAATATCCATATTGAATTGGACGAGAGAAAACATGTCACGTGAAGAGTCGTCGTGGGAAAATTCAAAATTTAGGACCCTCTACAAGGGGAAAGCTGTAAACATTTTGAGAGAGCTAAAAAGATCTCCAACTGCACTCGTTCCTTTGATTTCAGTCACAGAAGAGAGAGTTTCTTTCGATTACAAACTTGTCCCCCAACTGATTAGAAGACTGCAGCTCAAGAAACTTGATGCAAAAAAAATTGCATGGTATTCCGCGGACGTGCTCTGGCCAGAAGGTCCTTTGGCAAAGGCAATTGCAGAAAACAAGAAAAAGGACATGAGAATGGAAGAAATCAAGGCACAGGAGAATGATTACGAAGGAATTTTGCAGTGCAGAAAATGCAAATCTAAAAAGACAGATTATTACCAGCTTCAGACTCGATCGGCGGACGAACCCATGACCACATACGCAACGTGCAAAAACTGCGGACTCAAGTGGAAGTGTTAGTAATTAAAATATAGTCAGAATGTAGTATGAATACGTTTCAAATCCATGTCGACACAGCGTCTCTCGTGAACATAGGCGGTGCTAACACGTCTCCCGTAGTATCTAAAACAAATTCGAATCCTTTTCAGTGTTCGATACTTCTTGGAAATAGGCACAGGGCGATACGATCCGCGACCCTGAAAAACGCACAGATTCCAGCGGGGTTTTTTAACATCCGTCCACCTTACAACACGCTGACAATAGGTACAACTGTTTATACCGTCCCGCAGAATAATTACACCCTGACATCGCTTTTGGCCACTCTGACCACGCTTACGACTTCGTTAGGGTCAACAGGATTTGCAAACTATGCAAATAACTTTGTTTCTTTCGCTCAGACCAGTTCAAGTAATCCAGTAGTAGTTCCTAACAGTTTCGGAATTGCCCAAATTTTGGGGTTCAGTTCTTCTCAGGTACTTTCGGGTTCCACTGTTTATTCAAGGTATCCTGCATTCGTAAACTTTGACACGTACTTTAACATTTTCATAGAAAACATCGGACAGTCGTCGCTTGAACCTTCTCAGATTACATATAAAATTCCATTGAATACAAATACGAGTAATGTAATTTACTGGAATGAAAATACTCATTTTTCACAGACTGTAAAAGTTACTGACAGAAACGCACGCATAGACCGTCTCAACGTTTCGGTCACAGATAGGTTCGGAAACATAGTAGATAATAACGGGCTAGACTGGGCTTTTACACTTGAGGTCGAAAGCGACACTTAAAAACTTTGCAGTAAATAGAAAATAATGATTAGAGTCTGGACAAAAGTTGAATCCAGGAGACCAGTTCCACTCCTTGCAAAAATAATTGATCAAAAAGGACCAGTTTTCATCATCAAATATTTGACAGAATGTGATGATAAAATTTGGAGATACGAAGAAGACGTGTATGAAATAGAGGAAGAGTCTATAGAGAATGACTTTTGCACAAATGAAGAATATGATATCGGATTCAGGAGAACATTGGATGGGTTCATAAAAATTGGAGAAGAATCAAGTGACGAAGATTAAAAACTAATTTATATAGTATATGAATAAGCTATTCATATTCTGTCTTATTGCATCTATATTAATAATTATCGGAACAGTAGTTTACGTCAGCTCGGGTCCAGCAGAAGGTGTTGTAAGGCCAGACCCAATACAAGTAATCCCCCCGCTTCCTCCTCCTCATGAACTGAGCGAACAGGAAAAGGCTCTTGCAAGATACTGGTAAAAAAATCTATCATACAATTATGGAGAATCAAATTCTGATTGTTCTCTGTATTATAATTATTCTAACATTGTTTGTAAAATTTGGAACAAGTAAAAGTGACTATAATCCAACTACAGATCCAGACGGTTCAAACTTTGCAGTGTACTATAATCTAGGATACGACGTTTCAACTTTAGGAGGTGTCGCAGTTGACTGGACTTCAACAAACAACGGAACGTATTATAAAACTGCAGCTAGCACGATGTGGACAAAATCAAGAGAAGAGGTGAATTATACAATATGGACCGCCGCAAGTTTATCGCTTAATGACGGTTCGACCATATCTAATCCAAGCATGACAGTTTGGGGGTTCCATAAAGAATTATCGACTTCAGGGGGTGGTAGACTTTACTATATTTTAAATACTATCTCAACATCAGACGTTTCAGGTATACAGGCAGGATCAGCGGGCTCATTAACTTCCACAATTGCAGAATACACAGATCCTATTACTAATACAGTCTACGAAATCCCACAATATGTAATTTGTCAGAAAAGTTCCGTGACGCCGGTTCTAAGCTGCAATGCAAACGCTACATTAACTCCCCAGGGTTCAGATGGTTCAGGGGGGGGTTGTGCATGTAATGCAGGATACTACGGAAACGGATATACATGTGTTCTATGCGGGGTAGGTTCATATTGTACCGGTGGCACGAATGCCACTAATTGCCCTTCGGACTCTGCCCGGGGAGGCGCAAATATCCAAACAACAGTGGGACAA